GAACGATTCCGCGTTTGACCTTGCGACCTATATCGCCCGCCGTTTTGGTGTGCGTATGGGCAACGCGGAGGAGAAGGCATTCATTACCGGGGACGGTGTGGGCAAGCCGCTGGGCATCCTGGACGATGCCGGGGCGAAGGTGGGCGTAACCGCAGGAACGCAGACCAAGCTGACCTTTGATGAAATCTTCCAGCTGTACTATGCACTGAAAGCACCGTACCGCAAGAAAGCGGAGTTCCTGTGCAACGAGGCGGTGGTGCTGCAGCTGATGACCTTAAAAGACAACAACGGCAACTATATCTGGAAGCCGGGACTTGAGATCGGCAAGCCGGATACACTTCTGAACCGTCCGCTGAAGACCTCTGCCTTTATGCCCGCCGTGGCAGCAGGAAACAAAGTGCTGGCCTTTGGCGATTACAGCTACTACTGGATCGCAGACCGCCAGAGCAGAACCTTCCGCCGCCTGAATGAGCTGTATGCCCGCACGGATCAGGTAGGTTTCCTTTCTACGCAGCGTGTGGACGGAAAGCTGATCCTGCCGGAAGCGGTGCAGGTGCTCCAGATGAAGGGCAGCGCATCCAGCGGTTCCTGATAAGGCGGAAAGATTGTGAGAGAGGAGGATGCAGCCATGGCATTAGTTTCGCTTGAGGAAGCCAAAGCGTATCTCCGGGTGGATTCACCGGATGAGGATGCCGTGGTCGGAATCCTCTTAACTTCTGCAGGGAAACTGTGTGCGGATGTGGCGAGGCTTTCGGAGGAACAGTGGGCAGCGGTCGACGCTGATGAAACAGAAAATACAGGGGCATACACGAAAGAAGAACTTTCCCGGACGCGGGAAGTGATGAAAGTGGCGGTTCTGTATGCTCTCGCTTATCTGTATGAACACCGGGAGGAAGCAGACCACCACAGCCTTGTGCTGACGCTCCGCTCCCTTTTATTTTCCATCCGGGAAGAGATTCTGTAAGGAGGGGCAGGCATGGAGATTTCAAAGCTGAATGAGCGGATAACGATTGAGAAGAATGCAGTCGTTACGGATGCCATTGGGAACCACAGGAACACATGGGCACCTTATTTTTCCTGCTATGCCTATGTTTCCACCTACCAGGCGGAGGAAAAGGAAAGCGCAGTATCCAGTGAGGAGCGCTCCGTCACCTTTACAGTGCGCTGGTGCAGTGAGGCTGCCGCTGTCACTTCCACAGGGTTCCGTGTGAGGTTCCGGGGAGAAGTTTACGACATCGAATCGGTGGACCTGATGAATTACCGGAAGAAGGAGATCCGGTTCAAATGCCGGAGGGAAGCAAGGCAGTGAGGAGGTAACAACCTATGGCAAAGAAGATATCAGTAGACCGGCTTTCCAGTGAGATCATGTCTGCGCTGGATGAGTATAAAAAGGTCACGGATGAAGTAGTGAAGACCGCGGTGAATTCTGTATCAAAAGAGACGAAGGCAATGGCACAGGCCGGCTCCCCGGTCAAGTCCGGTGGTTATCAAAAGGGGTGGGCGGTCAAAAAGACCTCGGAGAAAACCGGGCAGGTCAGCATCACGGTCTATAACCGCACCAAACCGGGGCTGACACACCTTCTGGAAAAGGGCCATGCCAAGCGTGGCGGCGGCCGGGTGGCGGGAAAACCACATATCGCCCCGGCAGAGGAATATGCCGTGAATGAACTGGAAGCAGCGATTAAAAGGGGGCTTTCGTGATGGATTATGAAGAGATTGCAAACATGTTAGGCGGCACGGGGCTGCCCTTTGCATACCACCATTTTGCGGAAGGGGAGTCACCACAGCCGCCTTTTATCTGCTACCTGACACCCGGCAGCAACAACTTTGCGGCAGACGGGAAGGTCTACTTCAAAGCAAAGCAGCTGGATGTGGAACTGTATACGGACGAGAAGGCACCGCAACTGGAAGAACGTCTGGAAACTGTCTTTGATGCTTACGGGCTGTTCTATGAGAAATCGGAAACCTACATCGAGTCCGAGAAACTGTATGAAGTGATTTATGAAATGGAGGTATGAAGGCTATGGGAAACAAAGTTAAATATAACCTGAAAAATGTCCATGCCGCAAAGCTGACCGAGACGGCGGCGGATGGGGAGACCACCTTCACCTATGCCGCACCGAAGGCGATTCCCGGAGCGGTGAGTATCAGTCTGGATGCGGAAGGCGAATCCAGCCCGTTCTATGCGGATGGTATTGTATATTTCCGTTCCGTGACCAACAACGGATACAGCGGTGATCTGGAAATCGCATTGATCCCGGAGTGGTTCCGCACGGAGATTTTGCAGGAGGAACTGGATGGAAAGGGTGTCCTGGTGGAAAACAGCGGGGTTGGCGAGAGCGTGAAGTTTGCCCTACTCTTTGAGTTTGACGGGGATGTGAATGCCATCCGCCATGTGCTGTATAACTGTTCGGCATCCCGTCCGTCCATTGAATCGGAGACGAAAGAGGACACCATTGAGCCTGGAACGGAAACCCTGTCGATCACGGCAGACCCCCGCTCGGATGGGCTTGTAAAAGCCAGGACGGGCGATAGCACGGACAAGGAGGCATATACGAACTGGTATAAATCGGTGTATCTGCCAACGGAAAAAGAGTCAGGGCAGGAAGGAGCGTAAAAAATGCTGAAACGTGAAATTGAGATTTGTGGGAAAAAGGTGGCGTTCCGTTCCTCGGCCACCATTCCCCGACTGTACCGGGCGAAGTTTAAGAGGGATATTTTCAAAGACCTCTCCAAGCTGGAGAAATCCTATAAAGGCAAGACCGAGGACGGGGAGGAATTCCAGATCGAGGACTTGGAGATTTTCGAGAACGTGGCTTATATCATGGCTTATCATGCGGACAATTCCATTCCACCGACCATTGAGGAGTGGCTGGATCAGTTTGATATGTTCTCTATCTATGAAGTTCTGCCGCAGATTCTGGAACTGTGGGGACAGAACATGGTGGTGGAGGTGCAGGCAAAAAAAGAGTTGGCAGGAGTACAAGGGAAATGACAACGCCCCTGTTCCTCCTGCGTTGTGTGGAGCTTGGCATTGCGATCTCTGATTTGGATCTTCTTACCATCGGCCTCGTCATTGATATGTGGACAGAAAAAGGAAACGATGATGTGAAGTACAAAAAAGTGGCCCGTGAAGCCACGCAGGAAGATTTCGATAAATTTTAGCTTTGGCGCATCCGGTTCGGGTGCGCCATTTACATGGTTGGAGGTGAGGAACAGTGGCGAGCAGGATCAAAGGCATCACGATTGAGATTGGTGGTGACACCACAGGCTTAGACAAGGCCCTGAAAAGTGTCAATTCTTCTATCACGCATACGCAGAGTGCCTTAAAAGATGTCAATAAGCTGCTGAAGCTGGACCCTTCCAACACAGAACTTCTCACACAGAAACAGAAGTTACTGAAGGATGCGATTTCATCCACAAAGGAAAAGCTGGATGCCTTAAAACAGGCGCAGGCACAGGCAAAGGAGCAGCTGGAGAACGGTGACCTGGGGCAGGACAAATACGATGCTCTCCAGCGTGAGATCATCGAGACCGAGCAGGAATTAAAGCGGCCCCAGCAGGAGGCTACAACCACCAGTACAGCCCTTGCCAAGATTGACGAGATCGGCGGCAAGATGGAGAACCTGGGAAATTCTATCGCCGGTGTCGGAAAAACGATTATGCCGATCTCCACAGCAGTCGGCGGCCTGGGCATTGCGGCTGTGAAAACGGCTGCGGACTTTGACTCTGCCATGAGCCAGGTGGCAGCGGTATCCGGCGCGACCGGGGATGACCTGCAGTCTCTCCGGGATAAGGCCCGCGAGATGGGTGAGAAAACGAAATTCTCCGCATCCGAGGCAGCGCAGGCCATGAATTACATGGCCATGGCCGGATGGAAGTCAAAAGACATGATCTCCGGTATTGACGGTATCATGAACCTCGCTGCTGCCAGTGGTGAAGACCTGGCGACCACATCGGACATTGTAACGGATGCCTTGACCGCCTTTGGACTGTCGGCTGCGGATTCCGGGTATTTTGCGGATATTCTGGCAGCGGCAAGCTCTAATGCCAACACCAACGTGTCCATGATGGGAGAGACGTTCAAATACTGTGCGCCGATTGCGGGTGCGCTTGGTTTCTCTGCGGAGGATACGGCAGAGGCAATCGGCCTGATGGCGAATGCGGGTATCAAGTCCTCCCAGGCAGGTACGGCACTTCGTACTATCATGAACAACCTTGCCGGGGAAGTGAAGATCAGCGGGCAGGCCATCGGGGATGTGACCATTGCCACAACGAACGCAGACGGCAGCATGAGGAGCCTGTCGGATATCCTGGCAGACTGCCGGGTTGCTTTTGGAGGTCTGACCGAATCCGAGAAGGCACAGGCGGCGGAATCCCTCGTAGGCAAGAACGCCATGAGCGGTTTTCTTGCTTTGATGAATGCCGCCCCTGCGGATATTGAAAAGTTAAGCGGTGCCATTGATAACTGTGACGGAACCGCGGAAAAGATGGCTGCCACCATGCAGGATAACCTGATGGGGCAGCTTACCATCTTAAAGAGCCAGTTGGAGGAATTGGCGATCTCTTTTGGTGAGATGCTGATGCCTGCCATCCGTAACATTGTGACGAAAATCCAGGAGTTTGTGGATAAGTTAAACGGCATGGATGAAGGCACCCGTGAGATGGTCTTAAAGATTGGCCTTTTGGTAGCGGCGCTTGGGCCGTTCCTGGTGATCCTCGGAACCACGATAGCCAAGATCGGCACGGCTATGAAAGGGTTTG